AACTGGGCGAGTTTCTAGTAACCCTCTGCTAATGTTGTGATAACACCGCAGACAAGGCGAACGGGGCAACGTTGCTTAGGCTTCCACTGTCTGACAAACATGGAGGTAACTTAGATAAACGAGAGGCTCTCTCTTCTTGAGATTTACCTGTATATACGGGTTACAGGCTATCGTCCATCACTTACCAGTCTTGCTACCTAGTCCTCGTTACTTAAAAAGCCAATTTACCTTTTCTTGTGGGTAGGAGGCTCCCACAAATATTACACAGCACGACTACCCCCTCCCCCCCATACATAAGTAAGCACTAACTAACATCGAAGTAAGCACACACTAACTAGCCCAGGTTAGCAGGCACTAACTAGTCATGTAAGCAAGCACTCACTAACTAAGTAGTGTTAGTAGATACTAACTTGGTGGTAAGTGAGCACTCACTAATTTAGTCTATATGCTCTCAGCACCATAAAAGGTAGACTCTATATAACCTCTGCTCATATAGAATATTCCACATAGTGAAACCAAAGGTAGTAGTAATTTCATATGGTGATAATATAGGTAAGGGTTAACCCGTGTAAGGGTTTTTCCTATGCTATATAAATCAACGACTTACAGCAACTGGCACGATTCTATTATGCTATATATATGAGAGCCTAAAAAATTCTCGCCTCATCAATCAATAGGAGTTCACACGATGACAACATATTCACACGCATACATAGTCAAACTAGAGGAGACACTCTCACGCATTGAGAATGCCCTCTCGACCCTCTCAATCGACCGTGAGCAGGTCAAAATGGTTCGACACATACAGCACATACTCGCAGAGGTTCGCGTTTGCTCTGGCGTCTTAGAAATGCCAGACGAAGTGACCAGCCCAGACGGCCTGAAGGCGAAAGCCATTGACCGACTGGCTGACCTTCTCATCACTAAGTAACAATTCAGCCCTTCGGGGCTTTCCTCAATCTTTTTTAATAGGTGTAAATATGAAATACAAATTAGATGTTGCCAATGATGTAGACGTAGACGGCTATGGTGACGATGTCGCCTATATGTTAAACCTTCCCTATGGCTTTAGATTCTCTGATGAAATTGTCCATGTAAGGGGTTATGACACGATGGCAGAGTTAAGGGCATCAGTCAAAATCGACATAATGCCATGTGACTGCCCTGACTGTATGCGTGGGCTTGAGAAACAACGCCAGAAAGCAGAGAAACTGGCAATAATTGCCAACATCATGCCATTGCCAACCTAATCACAAGCCCTTCGGGGCTTTCCCTTTCATTCATTCATAGGAGTTAATACAAAATGAAATACAAAATCACAATCGAAGTCGATACAGACAAAAATAAACTTAGCAGTTTGCTATGGGCTTTGCGGGCTTTTTTCCAAGAACGCCACAAAGTCAATCATAAAAATGAAAATGGCTACATAACTGACTCTACCATTACATGGGAAGAATTAGAGGTGACAGCATGAAAACCAACCCAAACGCTCGAAAAGAATGGATTGTGATTCGCATGGATACTTATGCGGGCGCACTAAAAATGTGGAGGCCAACCCTTCCCATGACAATCAAGCAAGCAACCGAAGCATATCGCCATTTTAGCCGTTGGGAAGATACGGCTGTAAAAATGATAACTATAAAAGAATGGGAAGCAATGCAAGAGGTGATGGCATGAGACAGCATTTATACAATGCCCTTTGTGCCTTTGCCTTTTGTAGCGCATGGGTTCTATGCTTGCTCGCATACTTTGATTGTCTCTACATTTAAAAGGCGCGAATCATGTCATCATTACTAAAAACAGCATCATGGGTGATTGTCAATAAAGCCACAAATACAGCAGTATTTGAAACCTTTAACGAGAATACAGCCAAAGCAATCAACCAGAGACTCTACAAAGCCGTTCCAATACTGGAATGGTTGCAAGGTCTTAACACTTAATCCCTGAGACTGTAAACCCTTAGCAATAGGGGTTTATGGCCTAGTGATTGACTAGGGTTTTTTATTCATAGGAGTTAACACATGAAAACGACAGTATCAGTTTATGATTTTCACCAAGCATTTAAACATTTAAGGCCAGACAATTTCAGTTATGAAGGGCTGAATATCCTCTTTTCTTATTTTTACGAATATGAAGAGTCAACGGGCGAAGAAATGGAATTAGACGTAATCGCCATTTGTTGCGACTTTACAGAAGACACATGGCTAAATATTGCCGACAGTTATTCGATTGACCTAACAGACGCAGAATTGGGCGGTGAAAAGTATGAGATCGTCAAAACCTATCTTGAAGACCAAGGCGCATTGATAGGCGAGGTTGACGGCGGTTTTGTTTATCGCAATGACTTCTGAGGTGATGACAATGAAACCACACGAAATAGACGCATTTCTAGAGGCTTACTCCAACAATGTCGCATCTCTATCTGATGACTTGGTGAGAGACTTTGTAACCCGTTACGAATCAGGCGAAGACATAGATTATTGTGGCGAATACACGGGCGTTATGGATGCGCTTGGCATTTGGCATGATGCTATTCGATGGAATTTAAGCCAGTTAAAAGGGGGTGATAAATGAAGAAATTTAGAGTTATCGCTTGCTTTCAATCATTTTGTTCTTTGGAGGTAGAGGCAGAAAACGAAGATCAAGCATGGCAAATTGCTAAAGATACAGACGGGGCTTCTTTTGAACCATTAGGCAATAGATTTAAGGAATTTAACGATTGGCATATCAGCGATGTGTCAGAGGTAGAAGCATGATTTATGCGACCCTAGCCCTAATCCTTCAAATTATTCTTAAACGCAAATAAAAGGTGAAACCATGAAAACAATTGATTATTCTGTAAGAATGAGAGACGATTTAGCCTTAGAGGGTTACACAATCCCCGCTTATGACAGCATCGAACCATACGATGAGGGCATTGGGGACACAATGTTGACCTTTGAAGACCTTAATGGGGCTATTTATTGCGACATTTGTGAAGACGATACAAAGTCAGAATATAACTTCACACGGGTAAAACTAAAAGATAACCGCATTTTCTTTGTTCATGGCGTAGACCTAGATTTTGGGGTTTCCCATGCTTAAAACGCAAATAAAAGGTGTAAATATAACTAATCAAGAAATTGACCAAATGACAACGGGAGAATGGTTGTCTTATAGAGCAGACAAATTGCAAGCATTTTATGAATCGGGGAAAGAGTTAATCCCTAATCCTGAGTGCAAACAATGTGATGTTGTCAATGACTATGTTTGTTTTGATTGTGAAGTCGAGCAAATAGGAGAATAAATTATGCTTAAAGCAGACGGCTTAGATGAGGCCATTATTGGCGAGGCTTATGTATGGCGGGATAATGCACAAGAACACGTTTATGTTTATTCATGCGACAAAATTGCAGAAATAATCGCCTACAACGATGGAATGTCAGAGCAAGAGGCCATTGAATTTATTGAATACAACATCGAGGGCGCATACATGGGAAAAGACACACCAGTGTTTGTATGGGACATAAAATATAGAAAATAATTACTAAATCCACAATTTAAGCCCGCCTAGTGCGGGTTTTTCTTTGCCTATTTTTAAGCCCTTCTAAGCCCTTCAATGTAGGGTCTATTTATTCGGGGAAATCCTCAGTCCTGAATTGCAGTTCCTGAGCGAACCAAAGGCGTTCTAAGAGGGTATTTTGCAGGGCTTGACGGGCTAATATGGTCTTTTGAAATCTATCGCTCATTTCCTTGACTTCTTCCTTAGTCCACAAAACGATTTTTTCGGCTTTGTTTTCTAGTCTTTTGCGTATGAAATCAGCCCGTTCCTGTAAAGTGAAAAGCCCTCTATCTGCTAAAGCCCTATTGCAGTCAGAGCAAGAATTGACCAAGTAAAACCCAATTTTTCTATCTTTAAACCATTTATGGTCTTTTGAATCACACCATGACAAAGGCGGGCAATGGTCTAATTCTGTCCACTTATCGCCACAGTAAAAACAACCGACACGGCTAGCCCAATGCCTTTCATATCGTTGCCCGTATGTTTTGTGCAACATTTCCCGATGTTTTCGGGCGTTTAAGCGGTTCGTCATGCCTTAACCCTTCTTCCATGTATCAAGAAATCAAAATAACGCCTAGAAAGCCCGTTTTAATGCGTTTTAGCCCTATTCGTGCGGGTGTTGGTCAGTCGTTGAAACTGTAACTAGGCCAATGTGCGCTAAATCCATCTCAGTATTCAGCCCCAAATTCCAAAAATGAGCGCCCCACATTACACAGATTCGTGCGCCCTCTGAAAGATTACCGCCTCCAATGGTTCGCATAATCTCCCGTTCTTTCTCTGAGAATCGAATTAAATTATGCTTTGGCTGTGGCTTTGTCATCTCTTAACCCTTTGACTTGTTGCCTCCAATATTCGCCAATAAGTAGGGCGTCTGCTAAGTTGTGATGTTTCTTGAGTTTCAGAGGGGCTTCTGGCCACAACATGCGGGCTACATCTAGGCTCTCATGCTTGCCTTGCGGTAAATGGAAAAAGGAACGCCACACTTGTGGTCTCACAAAATGGCAGGGCATGGTCGTTAATTCGCATATTGCCGTTATTGCCCCGACTGCACGGGCGAATGTCCACATGGCTGAGGCTGATTGACCTGGGCGACTGTATAGCATTTCAATGGCTATTTCACCGCCCTCATGTGCTGGCGCGAATTTTAGTAATGCGTTTTTGAACACCATTGCACGAATATGCTTGTCTTGATGCTCGATCATCTGGCAACTTATGTAATTACCCTCTGAATCCAATACACCAACTGCACCCGTTGCGCTTGCGGGGTCTACGCCTATGAACACAGTCATTTTTTAACCTTTTTCTTTGCTACTTTAAGGATATGTAAACGCTGATATTGCTTAATGGCATCTTCAGGGACAACTCTCTCTTGCGTTGTGAATCGGTGCTGATTGCCACATTCTCTGCGCCTTGTATAGCCAAAAATAGTTGATTCTCTGCTTTCTTTGATTGTTGTCCAAGCACCACAAGTAGGGCATTTCATTTTGTCTCTTTCAGTTTATTCATTCTTAATCGTAAATCAGCCACAAATGGCCTCCCACGCTTCTTTTCCATATCGTCTATCTGAGTCGCCCACCATGTAGAGGCTTTGTGTTTCCCCAAGGTCTTCATTTTGTCTATGTATCGTCTCTTCCATTCCATCGCTAGACACCACAAAATCTCCTCTCGTGTCTCCTGTGACCCATAGTGCTTGATTAACCTCGCTAGGTAGGCAGAGGAATCCTCGTTTTTGTCGATCAAGTAGTTCATGTGCTTGTAGTCTAGTCATTTTTTTTCCTTAACAACAATGACCAAACAAACCCGCCACTGACTTTAGAAACAAATTGCAAAGCCACAATTTCAGGCATCAAACCACCAAAGGCAATCGTTGGGAAAGCAATTGAGTCCACGCCAGCCCCTACGAGGTTCGAGCCGTTTGACCTGACAAACCATGACTTGTTCGCTAAATAGTGATATGCCAAAGAATCAGCAATCATTGACAGGGTAAAGGCCACAAAGGAGGCAATGGCAATCATTCCTGTGGCAGGGTTAAGCAGGTATGAAACCACGCTTGCAACTAGGATTAAGCCACCCATCTTGATTGGTAAATGCTTGTTTTTCCAAGAATCATGTAGTTTGTCCCTGATTGACAAATCTAGTCCAATCAATAGAAAACTGTTCAGAATACTAAACCACGGGCCAAAAATAGCCACCAATAGGTTTGCGGCAACGAGTGCAGAAATGAAAATAGCAGAGTAAATCATAGTAATGTTCCTTGTTCAACTTGATGAAATCCCCAAACTGGGGGTGCGTTAAATGCTTCTATGCGTGAACGCATGACCTGCGCCCTTGCCTCTTTAGTGGGTGGTGGATAACTCCCATGTTTCCACTTCCCATCTATTCCTACACTTCTTCCAATGTTGGTGCTATCAGCGGAAGCAAATGGTAGTTTGCTGAAAATGCCTGGGTCAAGCATCCGCAATCCATGAAGTTTGCATGATGGACGGCCTTTGTCATCACACAAAACCCTCATTGCCTTGCCAATTTGTGACCACCACTCATTTGTTCCAATGACAGCATATGCGCCAGAACTACCTATACAAACCCGAACGTAGGTATTTGCAAGACGTTCTAGGCGGTCAAAACTTTCGTGCATATGCCAGACAGGTGCGCCAAACCATGTTGGAAATGGGCAGTCTTTCAGCAAAGCATCGTTGTCTTCCTCTGTGCCATCAATGACATCTGGAATGACGGCAAAGTCGCAATGAGGTATTTTCTTGTTTTCCAATGCCCAGTCGTAGAAACTTGTCCAGTCTTTTACTGGATTACCATTTTTCCATGCTGAAAATGCCCCGTTATCTAAGGCAAATGATTGAGCAATGTCAACAGCAGTCCCTAGTTGGTCAGGATGGGCATAACTTATGAAGGCATGACCTGCTTGGATTGCATAGTTGGCTACTGTGGCAGGGGTGATTGGAAGGCCATGATAGTGAATCATTGCTTATTCCTTATCTTGATTGCCAACCAGTTTGACTGTGTAGGGGCTGTATAGTGGACAGCATTGATGCGTTCTTCTTCACAGAGTAAAGCACATTCTTCTCGTTCTGCTTTTGCAACCATTTCTGCAAAAAGATAAGGTTCAAATTCAGAATCAAGCCACATTTTGGTTATTTGATCTTTCGTCATTTGCGTAACCTTTCTATTGCGGCTCTAATCTCAGGTGGCATAGGGACGGCCTCTTTAAGTTTTTGCTCAACAGCAATAAGTGCTGGATCACGCTCAAATCTGCTTGGCACAGTCGTAAACACTTGATCTGCTTTGTTTACAAGGGCTTGATTCTGACTTCTTACCCAATTACGCCATGTAGCAAACCAATCCAACTTTACCCCTTGTTGTCCAGCCTTGGCTACCCAATAGTCTTT